GCGCTACTGGTTTGGGAAGGGCAGCTTGTATGGCAGTAATATCTGCAAGCGCTTCAAGGTTATCCAACTGCCCAAGTTCGAGCAGCTTGAGCACCATTGGCAGTGGGTAATTTGCCCACGGTTCTTTCAGCTTGGACATCTGGAGTCCAAGTGCAGCATTGGCCCTGTCGATGGCGTGATTGATAGATAGTGCACCCACCTCTGAGAATGTCTTAACTCCTTTCTGGATTTCATCAGAACCAACAGTCTTAGGTCCTTTAGAAACATACTTCCAGTCAGTGATCCCAAGATATCCACGCATCACATGTAAATTGATTGGCTCATCAAAGTCTTCTCGCTCAGGAATAAACACTTGCTCCTCAGCGATGGTTTGAGCAGCCTTGGCAGTTGCATGGGTGAATGTCTCTGCACCACCTACATATAAAGGTGGCAACCGATATCTATGCCGGATTGTTTTCTCAGTCGCTTCAAGGTATCTGGCAAACATAAGATCTTCATTCCGGTATTCAGTTAGGTTCTTCAATTCAAGTTTGGCATTTCCCTTTTCCTCAAGCCCAACAGATTCAACATTAGACTCAAGCAACATGACTCTATTCCACTTCTCGACACCCCTGAGACCCCGAATAATGGTCTCTAACTCGTCCAGGGAGTCATCAGAGAGAACACCACCAGACACCATGACCGCCATCGGTGGAATGCCTTGATTATCAAATAGGTCAAAGTTGAGGAACTGTCCTTTCCTCCTACCAAGTACATCAAGCACAGCACCAATCCACCTCGGATAGCCATATATCTCACCTCCGAATTGGTACTTCCAGTGCCAGATCTCAGATGCTTTGATTTTGGGATCATTTACATACTCCCCTGATAAGGCATCCATAGTCCGTGGATCTCCAATCTCTTTGAACCACCTCAGGTATTTGCCTGAATTACTCAACTGGGCAAATTTCCGAAAGTGTTTTGCTCTCCGCACAGTGATCAGCTTTCCGTTCCTTGGGAGTTGGACATCAACAGCCACCTTCCTTCCTGGCGAAGCACTTACCCGTAGGTTTTTAAACGGTGCATGAAATACCATCTGGATCTCACCACGTAGATTTCTAACCACTTCAAATGCACCGTTGCCAAGTACTTCATAATCCTCCCGCATGAGTTTTCGGATGGTACGCCATGACTCTTCATCATTGGCGTAATCAAAGAAGTTCTTCGCTGCTTGATACCTTGCCTGTGCAGCCGGAGTGTCCTTCTCGTTAATATCGTCACCCAGGAATTGCAGATCATACCCAAACCCATCAACATTGTTCTGCATTGCCTCAACGCATGACTGCAATACATCACTCTCAAGATAAACACGGTACAGGGTGTTAAAGTTGAATAATGGTTCGAGCAGACGGTTTTCTCCATAGAATGACTGAAACTGATCTTCCTCCTCAACTTGTCTACTAAATACTACATTGGCAGTATCTTCCACCTGTTTTAGGACCTGACGTAAATTTAGCCGTTTGTAGGAATGAGCATTTCTCTTCCCTAACTTCGGCTGTGGCGCTAACGGTAACTGAGTAATTTCTGCTGTCATGGGTCTACCCCCCTTTAAAGTTGAATTTCTTCCATTTCGGCTGAGTTCTTCCCTACCTTAGGATCTGCAACAAGGGGAACCCTTAGCTTGACTCCAAAATCTCTCTCCAGTGGTGGATGCTCCATATAGTGCTTTACCGCTTTAGCATAATCAGTCACTTTGGAGTTATCCTTTACTTCAAATACTAATTCATCATGTATAAACAGGGATGCTCTAAATTCATCAGGATTAAATATACCATCTCTCCGCATCTCGTTCAAGGCAATTAAAACAGTGTCCGAGCTTGGACTTTGGATTGGATGGTTGATCGCCTGACGTTCAGCTTCAAACCTTAGGAATTTCTCATCAGAGTTTATTTCTGGCAATCTCCTTCGCCTCCCCAGTGGGGATTCCACATACCCTTGCCTTCTGCACAACTCTACTATCTCCCTATGGTAAATGGGCAACCTTCGATAGGTATTAAAGAAGATCGTTATCCATGAATCCGCTTCACTCATTGTCAGATCAAGGCCGTACTCGTTCTTAGCATATTTCACAAATCCTGGAGTAGTCATCCCGAAGATAAGCCCGAAGTTTACAGCCTTGGCATTGAATCGTCTTTTATCAATTTGCTCTTGGGTCAGTTCCTTCCACGTCTGTTTTCCTACAAGACTCATAGCTGTATTGGTGTGAATGTCAGCATTCGTGTCTCGGAAAACCTTGATCATAGTGGGATCATTGGCAACATGCGCTAACCACCGCAGCTCCGACTGACTCTCATCGACTGCAAGCAGCAACCACCCTGGAGGTGCAGCAATCAATCGCCTGATCTTCTTTGACGATTTACTTCTCTTTGGATTGTTCATCATATTGGGCTTGGAACTCGACACTCGCCCTGTGACTGCAACAGTCAATGAGTTATTCGTATGAATCCGACCATCATGTTTGATATTCTTCTGGAACCCGTTCAGATACCTTGAATATAAGGTGTGGAATTCACTGAACTCCCCAAATGCTTCAAGGAATATCCTCGCCTTTTTTGTCAACCTCCCATCAATCAACTCTTTCCGCACATTCTTATCAATAGAGGGATCACCGCCTTTGGTTTTCTTCACAATCTTACAGGCAAATCCTTTAGGGTGAAATACTACATCTCTCACAAAATTGGTTCGGGTCAGGACAATCTTATCCTTCTTTTTCTTGTTTGCTTCCCGATGCTTTAATATGATGTCCTTTGGCACAACCTTCAACGCTTCAATCTGTGCAAGCATCATTGTTCGATGTACGTCAGTTTTAACTTTCGGCAATGCCTCCATGTCAATGTACGCCCCGTTCTCTTCAAGCATGAATAAGGATTCAAGGGTAGGCATTACCATCTTGGCAATATAGCTTGCCTGTTTTGGCTGGTTGACCAGGATCTTCTTTTCTCCATTAGCCACTTGCAGTGTTACGTCTGCATCTGCACAGGCATAGGGAGTCCTTTCTTCAGGTGGCACCAGGAGCATATCTGCTTTGCCCCACTTTTGAGCAAAGGCTTGATTGTAGTTACTTTTGACTCGTGTAAAGTTCTGTTGAAGCAATGTCAAATCAGCCATCTTGAACATGTTCTCCTCGATGACATGGGCCGCTGCTTGGACATCCATCCCAACATTGTTCCAGACAGGATGATACTCCCGTTCTCGCATGAATAGGGTGTTTATACTATGCTTATCGTAATTCCAATTCATCAAATACTTCTTGAGATTCTTAGCAGCCAACAACTCTTCGATCTCATCCAGTTTGCGCTCAAATCCTTTTACTCTTCGAATGTGGATATCAGTTAGCTCTGGCTTTTTCTTTCCCTCAGGTACTCGCATCCATGAGATCGTGTAGTCTGCGCTCTTTTTGGTGCACTCTTTATAAAGGATCAAGTCATGTCCTGTCCCTGGTTTATTACTCACCGACAGGGAAATCGTGATGTGCATTGGATCAATCCAGTCTAAGCCTTGACCCTCTGTATCCACTCCTGTTGGTTTTCCGGCATCAATTATTTCTCGCAGGGATTGAATCTCAGAGTACTTTCCTTCTTGGGAGGTCGGCGGTTCATAATCGTTTTCTATGAATTCCCGCAGGTTCCGCAGGTCACCGACAAGAATTGGCTTCAAGGCACGATTTCGTAAGATGTAAGCAGGGTGGAATGTAGGGAGGCACCAACAGTTGAACTCTTTACTCCAGATCCAACCTTGGCTTCTAATTTTGGTAATCCCTGATTTCTTCAGCACTTGCTTCAATGCAAAGTCTCCGGCAAGTACTATGACTTTGGGCTTTAGGAATTTCAGCGTCCGAACACTGTAGATCCTGCAATGCTTGAGGGCAGTGGCGATTTCTTTTGTAGTCATATTCTTCTTATCTATCCTGCACCTTGAAGAATTCATTAGGAATAGACTACTCCACCTTACCCCTGCTTCTTTGCAACACTCCTTCGCCAAATCGCCCGTATCACCTACAAATGGGTCACCTTCGATTTCTTCCTTATACCCAGGTGACTCGCCATAGAAAACCACCTTCGCCTGTTTACTCCCCTTGAACCGTACCTCCCGTTTTTTGGATAACGGGCATTCCTTTATGGTGCAAGTTTTATTTCTCGCCATCTGCACCTCTCCAGTACAACTTGGGCCTTGGAACACCATCATCAATTTCAAGTGGCATGATTATGCCTACAACATCATTCGTCACACCCCTGTTCGCCACACGGCATTGGATGGGCGTTTTACCTGCTCCGTCTTTGGTGGTGTAGAACGTAGCTGAGGGATACTTGTATTTGAGGAAGTCAAAGTACATCGTCTGCACCGGAACAATTAACTTCTCATCCTTGGTCGCCATCCAGATTAACTCTGCTCCCCCAAATGTATGCACCATCCATGTGTGAGGTAGTAATTCAATCAGGCCAGTCATCGAAGCAACCTTATTAACAATGATGGGCATTTTCTTGCGAAGATCCGATCCACCTTTCTCAGCCATCATCCTGCGAAATGGTTTGCCGTACATAAAGAAGAATCCGTCCGTCATGTAGTCTTTCTTCTTTATGACTCCCACCTTCCATGGATTCGCTGAATCCGCAATTCTTTGGTGGTCAGCGTTTTTGCGATCAGTGAAAGGCAC